AAACCTATGAAATTACATTAGCTTATGACAAAGAACCACCAACGATTACCACAGACACGAGTGGCACATATTTGTCGAATAAATATTCAGACTTACTTTTATACGCATGTCTAGTAAATGCATATGGGTACTTGAAAGGCCCACCAGATATGTTACAATACTATAAAGCGTCGTATGATGAAGCTTTAGAATCGTATGCTATCGAACAAATCGGTAACAGACGCAGAGACGAATATCAAGATGGTGAAGTTCGAGCTCAACTCAACGTCAAATCACCATCAAGTTATGGAAAATAAATAGGAGAAAAAAATGGCAAACATAGTACCATTCGCATTTAAAGGTGAACTCGCATCAGGAACGCATAATTTTAGTTCTGGTGGTGACTCTTTTAAAATAGCATTATACACAGCTAATCCTTACACAACATCAAGCACAGTGTTTTCAGCTACAGACGAAGTTAGTTCTTCAGGTGGTAGTAACTATCCATCAGGCGGTAAAGCATTAACAAGTCAAACAGTTACAGCAACAACTGCTACAACTGCGATTGATTTTGCAGACACGACTTTTTCTAGTGCAACTTTTACAGCAGCATTTGCAGCTATCTACAATACAAGTGCTTCTAATAAATTGTGTGTAGTTTTAGATTTTGGTGGTAACAAGACAGCGACAAACGGAACTTTTACAATTTCGTATCCTGATCCTACTACACCAAGTAATGCGATTATAAGTATAACATCATAAGGAGATAAATGGCGTTAGTTATAAATGACAGAGTAAAAGTAACAAGCACAACCACTGGTACGGGTGCATTCGCACTTGGATCAGCGGTAACTGGTTTTGAAACTTTTGCACAAGGTATAGGAAACAATAACACGACTTACTATTGTATCTTTAATCAAGGCACAAGTGAGTTTGAAGTTGGACTTGGAACATTAGATGCTTCAAGTGCAAATATAACTAGAGGATCAGGAGCTACAATTTTTAGTAGTTCTAATTCTGATAATGTTGTTGATTTTAGTGCGGGTACAAAAGATGTATTCTGTACTCTACCAGCAAGTAAATCGGTTTTCTTGGATGCATCAGGAGATCCGGTGGGAGCAGCTTCAGCAGGTTTTGCACTTGCAATGGCTGTTGCATTATAAAGGAATAAATTATGGCACAAAATTTTAGAAACAATTTACAAAGAAACGTTGGAACATCTGAAGTTACTTTAATAACTGGTGGAGACTTTGATGCAGTTATTGGAATTAGATGTTGTAATGTTACTACCTCTACTATTTTAGTTGACGTTTTTATTGAAAATAGCAGTAATGATCATTTTCTAGCTAAAGACGTTTCAGTCCCACCAAACAGTGCGATTGAATTAATTCAAGGTGGAGCAAAAATTGTTTTAAAGAATGGTGATGTATTAAAAGCTAATAGTAACACTGCTTCTAGTTTAGATATTATCACTTCATTCATAGATGATATTAGTTCGTAGGAGGAATTATGACGGCAGTAGTAAATGGAATCCAATATATCGGAGGTCAAACAGCTCCAGATGAATTTATAAAAAATCAAGCAGCTACTATGGATGGTACACAGACTGTTGAGAATGGTGTTCTTGCAGGACCTATTACTATACCTGGTACAATTACAGTAACAGGAGTGTTAGTCATTGTCTAAAGTAGAAGTAAACGAAATTGATAAACAAAGTGGCTCAACCTTAACAATAGGTGGATCCGGCACTACGGTACAATTAGGAACTGGGGCTAGTCAAACAGGTTTTGGTAGATCAGGTTCTGTAGATTGGCAGACATCTATTCAAACATCTGCGAGTTTTACCGCAGTAGATGGTCAAGGATTTTTTATAGATACGTCTAGTAATGCAATTACAGCAAATTTACCAGCAGGAACAGCGGGATCAATTGTTGCTTTTGCTGATTATGCAAGAAATTTTGCAACAAATAATTTAACAATAACACCAAATGGATCTCAAAAAATAGGTGGAATTGCATCTTCTGCAAAATTAAATGTGGATGGTCAAGGATCAACATTTGTATATGCAGATGATACAAAAGGTTGGATTAACGTTCAAAACGCAGAAGATACAGAACAAGGAGCTACATTTATAACAGCAACAGGTGGAACAATCACAACAGTTTGTACAAATTTTAAAGTTCATACTTTTACCGGCCCAGGAACTTTTTGTGTTTCTGCTGTAGGTAATCCAGCAGGTTCTACTACGGTAGATTATTTAGTAGCTGCAGGAGGGGGTGGTGGTGCATCTCAACACTCTGGAGGAGGAGGTGCAGGAGGTTTAAGATTTTCCGCATCAACTTTTACTGCTCCACCTACTAGTGCACCTTTTGCAGGATCAGCTTTACCAGTTTCAGCAACTGCTTTTCCAATAGTAGTTGGAGGAGGAGGGGCAGCTAGACCTGGTACGAGTTCTCCAAGTGGTTCTTGTAGTCAAGGAAATTCAGGAAACAATTCAAGTTTTTCAACAATAACATCTACTGCAGGAGGCGGTGGAGGTGGTTATGGTTCTGCTCCACGATGGTTAGGTCTTGCAGGTGGTTCAGGTGGTGGTGGTGGAAGTCAATGTGGAACAGGTGGTGCAGGAAATACGCCCCCAACAACTCCTAATCAAGGGAATACTGGTGGAGATGGAGGTCCTTCTATATTTGCTGGTGGTGGAGGTGGAGGAGCTGGTGCAGTCGGTGCAGATTCAGGACCACCACAAGCAGGTAATGGAGGTGTTGGATTACAAGTTAATATAAATGGCACAGGACATTATTGGTCAGGTGGTGGTGGAGGAGGAAGTGAATCAAGTAGACAAGGAGGAAATGGTGGACTAGGTGGTGGCGGAGGTGGTGGATCTATGCCAAGTGGTGCACAAGGCACAGGAGGTGGTAGTGCTTTGAACTCAGGTGCAAATGCATCTTCAGGTGATGGTGGAGCAGGAGGTGACAATACAGGTGGTGGTGGTGGAGCATCAGGTTCGAATGCTAAAACTGGCGCAACTGGTGGTAGTGGAATAGTAATAATAAGATATAGGTTTCAATAGGTAGATTATGAGTAAAATAAAAGTAAATGAAATAGATAAAAGAAATGGTTCGACCCTAACTTTAGGTGGTTGTGGTACAGCTGTTACTTTAGCATCTGGAGCTACTCAAACAGGATTTGGAAGATCAGGTAGTGTAGATTGGCAAACAACTCCAAAGACAAGCACTTTTACTGCAGCAAGTGGTGAAGGTTATTTTATTAATTCAGGAAGTTCTATAACAGTAAATTTACCTGCAGGTTCCGCTGGAGCAATAGTTGCAGTTTCTGATTACGCAAGAAATTTTGCAACACATAATTTAATTATTAGCCCTAATGGTTCTGAAAAAATTGGTGGTATTGCTTCAAGTGCAAGATTAAGTGTTAATGGTCAAGCAGCAACTTTTGTATATGTAGATTCAACAAAAGGTTGGATTAATGTTCAAGAAACAGAATCTTCTCAAACTGGACAAACTTTTATTTCAGCAACAGGTGGTACAATAACAACTTGCGGTAATTTTAAAATTCATACATTTACAGGTCCTGGAACATTTTGTGTATCTGCAGCCTCAGCACAATCAGCTAATAATGAAGTTTCATACCTAGTGGTAGCTGGTGGTGGTGGAACATCAAATCAAGAGGGATCAGGTGGAGGTGGAGCTGGTGGTTTCAGAGAATATAAAGGTCCAGCAGATTCTTACACAGCAAGTCCATTAAATGGTAACCCAGGTGGAACAGCAGTAATAGTTTCAGCACAAGCTTTTCCAATAACAGTTGGAGGAGGTGGTACAGCAGGAGTAGGTGATTCTCAATATAATAATCCTTACGTTGCTGCAACTAATGGCGCAAATTCAGTTTTTTCAACAATTACATCAATAGGAGGAGGATTTGGTGGAAGAGGAAACTCTCCTAATAATCCTGGTGCAACACCCTTTTTACAAGGGAATCCTGGTGGTTCAGGTGGAGGTGCAGGTGGTAGAAAACAAGATACCCCTAGTCCAGGCCCAGCAGCACCTGGAGGAACAGGAAATACACCTCCAGTAAGTCCACCACAAGGCAAGGATGGCGGAGATGGAATGCAAGTAACAAACCCTACTAACGATAGAGGAGGTGGTGGCGGTGGAGCTACTGCGGTTGGAGCGACAAGTCCAGGTGCAACTCCTGCACCTGCAGGAGATGGTGGAGCTGGTGCTACAACAAATATTACAGGTTCTCCAGTAGCCTATGCTGGTGGTGGCGGTGGTGGAGGATACTCTGCAGCGACCACCGAAGGAGGTGGTGGAGCTGGTGGAACTGGTGGTGGAGGAACTGGTGGATCTACGGCCCCTTCTCCTGGTGGAGTAACAGGAACAAACGGAACTGATAACACTGGCGGTGGCGGTGGTGGTGGGTCAGCTGGTCCAACACATAGTCCCTTTCCATCTACTGGTTCAAATGGTGGTAGTGGTATAGTAATAATAAGGTATGTATTTCAATAGTTGAATGATAATTAAAATTAATATATAAGGAGAAACATTATGGCACACTTTGCAAAACTAGGAGCTAACGGAAAAGTTATATCAGTATTAACTTTAGATAATAAAGATATGTTAAATGCTGATGGTGTTGAAGATGAAACAGTAGGTCAACAATATTTAGAATTACACAATAATTGGCCTGCACAGATGTGGATTCAAACATCTTACAATACACAAGGCGGACAACACAAATTAGGTGGGACACCTTTAAGAGGTAACTACGCAGGTATAGGTTTTGAATGGGATGAAGATAATCAGATTTTTTGGCCTAAAAAACCTTACGCTTCTTGGGTAAAAAATACAACTGAAGCTAGATGGCAATCCCCAATTGGAGATCCTCCTGCATTAACAGAAGAACAACAAACAAATCTGCAACATTATATATGGAATGAAGAGAGCCAGTCTTGGGACTTGACAGGCCTATCAGATTAAATTACAAAGGTATGTGGTATGCAAAAGAAAGTATTATCTGAAATAGCATTATATTATGGTGATGTGGCAATGCCTAAAAATTGGGACATTGATCGAGATAAATTATCAGGTGACATCTTACAATCACAAATTCAAAACAAAAAATTTCCATTCTCAAGAACTTGGGATATGTTAAATACCTATATGCGAGATCACGTTGGTCTTGATTATGGTTTTAATTTAGTTAACAAAGAAACGTGGGGTAACATCTATAAACCTAACGAGACTACAATTCCGTTATTAAATATAGATCCAGTGGATTTACGTAACTCACCAGATTTTACATTATTGTATGGTGTAAAAGTCAAAGATTGTATGGTCAGAATACACTTTGAAGATAATAGACGTAAAGGAAGATCTTGGGATATACCACTTAAAAACAATATGTTTATTATGTTTCCATCAACTAATATGTATTACTTAACAAATAATCAAAAGGATAGTTTAAATTTTGTGCAAACTATAACATATGAATATATCTAATTATTATTGGTATTTTAGTGGTGCGTTGACACCTAAATTCTGTGATGAAGTAATACAATATGCAAATGCACAAAAAGAAGTTATGGCTAGAACTGGTGGATATGGAGATAGAAAATTAAAAGAGGATGAGGTTAAAAATATGCAGCGTAAAAGAAAATCTGATTTAGTATGGCTTAATGATACCTGGATATATAAAGAATTACACCCCTATGTACACGAAGCAAATAGAGCTGCTGGTTGGAATTTTGATTGGGAAAGATCTGAATCTTGTCAATTTACAAAATATAAATTAAATCAATATTATGATTGGCATTGTGATGGTTGGGATAAACCTTATGATAAACCAAATACACCAGAGCATGGTAAGATTAGAAAACTATCGATGACCTGTCAGCTAACAGATGGATCAGAATACACAGGTGGTGAATTAGAGTTTGATTTTAGAAATTATGATCCACATATGCGAGACGAATCAAAACATAGAATACAATGTAAAGAAATATTACCAAAAGGATCTATTATTGTATTTCCTAGTTTTGTGTGGCATAGAGTTAAACCAGTAACATCAGGCACAAGATATAGTCTTGTGGTATGGCATTTAGGAAGGCCTTTTAGATAATGTATATAAATAGTTATTTTCCAACTGTGATTTGGAATGAAGAAAAACCAGAGTTTGTCAAATCACTTAATAAAGCTAGTAATAAATATATTGCTGATGCTCGTAAAAGAGAAAAAGAATATATAAAAAAACACGGTGATTTTGGAAGATCATATCATTCAACACCACTAACAGCTGACAATGATTTTTTAGATTTTAAAAATTATATTGGTCAAAAATCTTGGGAATATTTAGATCACCAAGGTTATGATATGTCACAATACACAACAATGTTTAGTGAGATGTGGGTGCAAGAGTTTGCTAAAAAAGGTGGTGGTCATCACTCTGCACACATACATTGGAATCAACACGTATCAGGTTTTTATTTTTTAAAGTGTAGTGATAAAACATCATTCCCTATATTTCACGAGCCGAAGACTGGTGCAAGATGTACAAAATTAAAAATGAAACCAGATTTAAAAGGTGTATGGGCAGGTCACGAACAATTTCACATACGACCCAAACCAGGGACATTAATTATATTTCCTGGTTATTTAGAGCATGAATATGCAGTTGATCATGGTAAAGAGCCATTTAGATTTATACACTGGAACATACAGGCTTTGCCAAAAGAAATGGCTAAAGATGTTTAAAAAGAAAAAATATACAATTATTAAACAAGCAATATCAAAAGATCTTGCAACATTTATTGCAAACTATTTTAGAATGCAGAAACAAGTTTATGATACCTGTCGTCAAACCAGATACTTCTCACCATTTGAAAATATACTCGGATATTATGAAGAGCCTAATGGACAGATACCAAACACTTATTCTCAATATGCAAACATGGCTATGGAGACTTTATTGCTTAAGTGTCAACCAGAAATGGAAAAAGCAACAGGATTAAAATTATATCCAGCCTACACCTATGCAAGAATATATAAAAAAGGTGATGAACTTAAAAGACACAAAGATAGATTTAGTTGTGAGATATCTACCACCATGAATCTTGGTGGTGATGATTGGCCAATATATTTAGAACCATCTGGAGAGGTTGGTAAGAAAGGTGTTAGAGTAGATTTAAAACCAGGAGATATGTTGGTTTATTCTGGCTGTGAGCTAGAACATTGGCGAGAAAAGTTTAAAGGCAAAGAATGCGTACAGGTTTTTCTGCATTATAACAATCGTAAAACACCGGGAGCTAAAGATAATATGTTCGACAAACGTCCACATTTAGGTCTTCCTTCCTGGTTCAAACGATGATATAATCCTTAGATGGAGGCACGGCACCACCACATACCCCGTGTCTCCTTTTAAGGATTATTTATGAGTTTAGGATTTGACGCAATATCAGCATTACCATTTGCTACATCGGGACCAGAAGGTGATGTAGCTGTAGTCGTAACGGGTAATAGTCTATCTATCACGATCGGTAGTGTGGGTATTATCGCAGATGCTGTTACAGAAAATCTAACGGCAAACCAGGTAACATTAGGCACAGGAACTTTAACTATTACTGCTGACGCTAATCATACGGTCACAGGAAATGCCGTATCTTTAGGTTTAGGTGCATTTACTGTTAATATAGATACCAATGTGACCCC